TGTAGCTAATGTAGGAGTAGTTGTATTAAAATTTTCAGCGAATGTAAGTTCTTTACCCAATCCAGATAATTGAGCTAAGATTGATACTGTAAAAGAAGCTGCCACTATTTACCTCCATAATAATTAGTCCAGTGGGTTAGATTTCTCCAACCCACCAGACTTTGGAGACAGACCTAAGTACTGCCGCCTATATAAATAGAATCTTATAAACTTGACCAGTAATTAGCGGCGGGAAAACATCTCCCACTCGCCCCTTCAACATCTTAATATCATCCTCATTAACATCTATCTCTGCGTTCTGATAGATTTTCATAGCCAAGTCATATTTCTTTGCTTTATCCATTCCCTTTTCATTTTGAACTGGGGATAATAAAGCATTGACTAAAACCATCCGTAGTGTGGCATCCACTGCCTCTCCATCAACATTATCTTTTATAGTTGTTACACCATCAATTGTATATAATTTTTGATTAACATCTAACTTCATAATCTGTCTCCTAAATAAAGTCAATTATGCACTTGTTGGATCAGGTAAAGCTACAAAGAAATATTCACTATCATCAATAACAACACGAACTTTCTTCCAAGTTCCACCTGTTGACAATGCACCGCTTCCAGTACCACCAGCAAACACCATGTGGGTTGTATCTTCAGCTACATTAGCACAATTTGCTAAATTAAATAAATTTTTTGAACCAGCATCTACATCAAAAACATGGTCGGGTTTAACTGTCGGCCAGCACGGAGAAGCTATACGAATATGAGACAGGTCTCCGGCAGTAGGAGCTACTCCCAAAGAAATATCACACATAATTGTTGCAACTCTGGCGCACTCTGTAAATGTAGGTGAACCACTTAATTGTGCCATTACACCACAAAGATGTTGATTACTACCATTAATAGTACCAGAAAGATTTAGTTGACCAAGAATACTTCTTGTATAGCCAGTAACTGCTGTTATAGAACCAGATACATTTATGTACCCTAATACAGCACAACTACCACCTGTTGCTGCTAAGGCTCCAGACTGAGTATTTTTAACCATTAAAGCTGTGCCATAACCACCAGTGTGGCCAAATTCTGATTCTACACTGTTTAGTACCATTGATGCACTTGCGGCAGTTCCACCAACCCCAACCAAAATCGTATCACCAGTACTGTTTTGATTCAAAAACATATCGGGGTCAAGTTTTGCCAGAACTATTCCTGCTGTAGTATCCAGTGTAGCATTGGTCTCCCAAGCAATAGCAACTGGCTTTGCCTGAGTAGCACTAAGCGGATGTCCGAGATACTGCGTAGCGGTAATTACAGCCAATACGGTACGTCCAACCGTGCACTCAACACCGGCACGAACAGGAACAATAGCACCATTGGGTTCATAAATATCAACCCATTGTTCACCATCATCAGCAATACTTTTACCAGCATAAGAACTCCCTGCTAGGACTCCAGCAAAAGCATGAATATTATCCGCATCAGGTAAATCAACGATAAGGAACTTACCTTCATTCTGATAACCCTCAGCAGTTGTAGTTGGTGATGTTTGACACCCTGAATCACCACCAGCCTCTTTATCATAACCAAGAATATTGGTAGTTGTATCAAATTGATAACAAAATGGCATACTCTCATAAAGAGTAACAGCAGCACTTGAATTAGTATTTATAAACTTTACTCTTTTCTTTTGAACCGAAATGTTGGTTCCAAAACTTACATTACTCATTTCTTATTCCTCGATAACGTAAAATAATTAGGCCAAATATAGTGTTACGTTATCCGCTATACTTGTTCGAGCCTTAATTCATCCGAATCGTACTCAACCTTATCTATACTCTTACGCACCACGTTGACTTACAAGGAAAGCACCGAATTGTCTATTTTCCATTAGATAAGTATATCTTACATCAACATCAATTGTATACACAAGATGCTGATTATCTCTCTGACGTGGCTTACCAACTTTGAAATCCCAATCTGAAAGAACTACTGGATAAAATATATTATGATTAACACCAACAATTGGATCAGTTCCAAATATACTGGTGTTAGCTGTATCCAATAATCCTACATACTGGAAAGTCATATCCTTAAACACAGGACGACCAAAGTGACTACCAACTCTAAATCCCATCTGATCATCTGACTTAGCATAAAGCAGATTAATTGTACCAATTACATTATCATTGGAATACAATGAAAACTTACCTGCCTGTACACCAGTATTATCCAATGCTTTAGGATTCTGTGGCCCCTCAAAATTCAACTTACGAGTTGCCCTATCAAGTAATACTAATAGCGACTCATCCAAATCACCATCATGGTCAGCATAATAATTAGCCCATCTTGGATTAACAGTAGAACTACAATCTATACCACCAACATTAAATGTTGCAGCAGATGTACCATTACCATCATTGTAACGGGCTTTATATCCTGTCCAACCACCAGTACTACCATTAGTACCGTAAGTTACCCAACCAAATAAACCTTTCGGAGTATTCTTATCACTTGCAGATGTGGGAGTTGTAATACAAGTCTCCAACATTTCATCTGCTAACTCACGATACATATTATTTACTTTACTTTCAATAACATCATAAATCTGAGCAGCACCTTGATTTTCTGACTGCTCAATTACATTATAAGAAACATTACTAGATGCAGTAACCCAATCTGCCCGAATATTCTCATTGATATTAACAACATTATGGGTATCCTCTTCCCAGTTGCCCCTATGTTTTGCATTTTGCTCATCTTTCAAGGTAATAGGACGCTCTATATACTTCCCGCCACCTAATTTCATTCGTCCATTCCACAAACTATTTAATAGACCATAGTTTGTATAAACCCAAGTCATGAACGGTTGGCGTTTTACAACATCCTGGAACGTACCTTTAAAGATGTCGAGTGCTTGTTCGTGTAAAACAGCTTCCATTTCTTACTCCTCAATTATTTATTGCGGCAATTCACTTCCATGCTGTCTTGCAATATCATTTACTAAAGCTGACCTACGTTCTCTCTCTGACGAATACTTAGTAGTCATTTTTTTGCTAGTTCCTTTAGCAGACAACCGCTTTTCGTTCTTCTTAATTTTTGAAAGAATGTTACCCTCTAACTCCTGCTCAACCACACCACCACGATACCACTGTAATGAATCTTTCATAGCATCTCTGAATGACATACCTAATTTAGTTAAATTAGCAGCACGAGTATAAATTTTATCCCGAACTTGAAATTCTGGACTCGTTTGTACAAGCCCACCATTAGGATATTTTGGAAGTTTATCAGTTTCACCAATAGATGGCATAATTTTAGCAGCACTATCAAACATCTCATTAGCAACATTATACTGTGTAATTTCATTATTCGTTTGATTGTGCGACTGTATATCACCAAACTCCTTTTTAATATTCGCAATCTCAGAACGTGCATTTTGAAGTTCGGTAGCCAGAGATTTAATTAGATTAGCAGTACCTTCACTACTATCCTCTGCCACCTGCTTCAACACAGTATCATCTAGCTTAAATGTTTGATCCTCCTTGTGTTCGTCCTTGACTACATCTATGATATTACTATCACTTTTTTGATTGTGTAGAAGATTAGTTACAAACATTAAATCTTCATCACTATGTGTCTCGGCATACTCTTGTATCCTAGACACCGGCCAATTAGCGGATAACGCCGCTTTAATAAATGGAGAGGCAACAGCAGGATTAACTTCCTCCCACTCCTCATCCGCAACTACCTCAGTAGTATCTGTAGAATCCTTAGTTGCCTCAGCAACTTCAGACTCCGTATCAGTTTTATCAGACTCTACATCCTCCTCAGAATCAGTAGAATCAGTATCTTTAGATTCTAAATCCTCAGATTCTAAATCTTCCTCTGGTAAGGGTTCTTTATATTTAGGGTCTTTAAGTATTTTATCAATGTTATCAATAGTTTGATCTACAGTAACAACTTTATTATCTGTAGATTCAGTAGCATTATTATCAACTGTCTTATCAGTAATTTGGTCTGTCACTTCTTTAGCCATTACTTATTTCCTTTACAATTTATACACCATTTCTGAGCTGGTGCATTTGGAATAAAATCATTACCACATTTTTTACACTTTTTAGATTTATACTGTATTGTACCAACGGAGGTACTAAATGAAGGTTCTGGTGTAATCACAGGTTGAATATCAAGTTTTCTATAAAGATATTCCCTTTTCTCCTCTGGTTTCTTACCGTTATCAGGTAATTTATATCCCATTTTTGTACAATCTTCACAATACTCATCAGAGGATTTAGCTGATGGAAGAAATGTACAGTCACACCACAAACACGTTTTCTCAGGAATAAATTTTGGGTGTAATTTATTTTTTGCCATTACTCTGTCTCCTATCGCCATACCATATTTTATTAACTCTATCTTTTAAGTTAGATACTTCTATTTCAATCTTACGTAATCTACGTAATATATACTTAGTTTTTCTATTCTTATAATATTCTTTGAAAGCAGAAGCAATATTACCCATACTCTTCATAACCTGCCTCCCTCATGCGTTGTAGTTTCTCAGGGCGATTATGTACTACCATTTGATAACCGCCACCTTTAGCTTTTCTAAACTCAGCTCCAGGGTGTTTTTTCATTTTATCAGCAAGTTGATTTTCATTACAACCTAATGCCCACGATAATCTTTCATTTTCTGCATAACAAATATTAGTTTTATAAGTTTTATTAATAACAGTATTTTTATCTACACATTTAACTTGTAACAATGTACTACAGTTTGGACATATAGGATTTAATCTATTATGTCCGTATACACCATCTTCAAAATAATTATCACATTTATTACAATAATATCTAACTACATAAATTGCCATTATTTAACCCTAATAATCCATTTCTTAGGAATCCATAATATTCCAAGAATATCATTCTTATTAGTTTTACCTATAGTATGACTAACTTTTATAAAAGTTTTATCTTCACCAATATAAAAAGCATTGGTCTTACAAAATGATTCTTCGTATAATTCTTTTGAATGTAATACTTCATCAATTGACTTCCATCCACCTTTAGAAATTGCATCAATCCATTCAAGATAAATTTTGTCACCAAAGGACTTTTTTAATCTCATTTGTTTTTCTTTCGGCGATATAATTTTTTAGATTTATGTGTACCAGTTATAGTACCTTTGTTCTGACTAGCATAAAACACATTCTCTCCTTTTTCAGAACCATACTCCTTTATCATATTAGCCAAAATCTTTTTGCCTTTTTTAGTTAGCGGCATGATTCCTTTAACTCCTCAGTTACTAAGTATTTTTTTAAACTTAATTTACATATATCTGATGGTACTGCAAATATAAAATCATTAGCAGGAAATATACCACCAATAACTATACCAACAAGTTTGTTGCCAAAAAGTAAAGGCCCCCCACTATTTCCAGGGTTAGCAGGACAATCAGTAATTAATAATTTACACATTCCAAAATAAGGTTCATAAACTCTTATAGCAGAAACAATACCTTTGGTCATAACAGGGTAGTAACCAAATGGATTGCCAATTGCTATTACTGTTTGTCCAACTTTAGGTTTAGTAAATCTTAATACAGGTTCTTTATTCCAAGTATTAACTTTTATAAACCCTACGTCTATATTATCTTCTTTATACCAGCTACTTGCGTGAACTACATTGCCATTTAAATATGTTATATAAATTAAATCAGCATCTTGTACAATATGACCCGCAGTCAATATAATATCATCTTGTACAAAAACTCCACTGCCTTCCCACAACTCACCACTTATAGAAATAACTTCAATCTTTACAACTTCAGGATCAGTAGGTAAATATTTAATATATAATAATCCAGCAATTACTATTAGATATAATATTATTCTAACTTTTCTAGTCATTAGGTTGTCCTGTTTGTTGGTTTGGAGAAGGATGGCTACCTGCCCTACTTTGCTGTTGGTACATATTCTGTGTTTTTGCAGCCGATGATAATTCTGTTATCCCGCCTTGTTGACCTTGTGGCATCATCTTATAATCAATAGATTCAAGTTGTTGTGGTAAAACACCTTTATACCACTGATTAAAAGTATCAATATCTTTATATCGTGCCAATGTCTCATCTATTGTAGCAAAGTCTAATGAAATACCTTGTTGTGCCCTTAATTGTAATGTTGGTAGAATCCATTGAGTAAGTAATTCCATCATCCCTCTAAACTTAGTTTCTGGATTAGTTCTTTGAGTTGAATACGGAATTACCTTAAATATATAATCATAAAAATCCCCAACTTTACCGCTATCAGAAAATATAGAAGGTAGTGTTTCACCTAAACCTGGGATCATTTTTTCTACTCGTTCATAAGTAGTAGGGTTAACCCAATAATTCCAAGCTAATTTATTTACAATAGAAGAATCAAAAGCATCAAACCTTGTAAGCATATTATAAATAATTCGAGTAGCATTTGCCATTAACATTTGCTCTTGACCAAGTGTAGGAGCTTGAGCAGAACGACCACCAACTACATCTGCATTACCCCCCTCCTTAGTAAACTCATTAAGAATAAAATTAACCCACTCATAATTAAGTGGATTAACCCCGCCAGTATGCATATCTTTGATTAAGGCTAAATTATTTACTCTAACTGTCCCATTTGTAGGAGTTTTAGTTATTCTTGCTACATCATCTTCAGCACCATCTTCATAAGCTAAGAAATCTTTTTGTGCCTCTGCTTGCTGTCTCATCTTTTCAATAAGAATATTGACAGTAACATCCTTATCGTACCAAGCCCATGCAGGAGGAATTGGAATTGGTGTCTCAGGAAAATGATTATAACAAAGATAATCGTAAGGCCCACCTGGAGGCCCATCCCATTCTACTGTTTTTAATATCTTAGTTGTTTTACCATCAGGCATTATAGTAATTATAATATTTTCATCTGCTAAATAAATATCTATAAAAGTAGAATAATCTCTGATAGACAGCAGGTTTCTATCAAAGTCAGGTTTAGATATTTCTTCTGGTGAGTAATCTTCAAATAAGGTTTGATCTGCAACAATCAAATCTGCAAATTTTTTACCAAAAAACTCTTTAGCATATTCAGTTGGTAATCTATAAATATCTCCTTCAATTATAAAATCCTGCCGAGATTTTGCTGATGCATCACCAATGTAGTTTGTATTGTCAATAACTTGTACACTGGGGACTCCTAACTGATATGTGTCCTCACCATAAGTTAAACTCTTATCATGTATCAAAGTTGTTTTAGTTATACCAGCACCAAACATAGAGTTTACAGCACACGGTACTAAAATATTTTCAGCAAATTTAAGTTTATCAATATAAAAATTTAATGCTAATTCAGTAGTATAAGCCCAGGGTCTAAGGCTTGCAACCTTAGTTTCAACCATAACCTTTGGGTTGCCCTCAACTAAGAAAGGTACAATAGTACTTACACCACGATCAATTAAATTAAGAGTATGAGTTCTTTTATATCCAGTATCATAAAATCCAGAAGCTCTAGCAGTAAGCATTTGCTGTGTATGCTTATATGGCCCCTCATTTAACTTCTGCCATGCAATAACTAATCTTTGTATCTTCTTAACAAAGTTCAGTTTAATGTCTTTAGTATTTAGTGGGTGAATAGGCATTACCAACGCTCTCTAATATATTGTTTATTCTCTTCTTTTTCCCCTTGCCATTGTCTGTATCTATGTTCAAATGAATTTACAGGGGGAATCTTTGTTTGTCTCAAATCTGCTGGATGGGCCTCATTCATAGCCAATACGCATAATCCTACAGCTATAACTCTATCTCCATGAGCATATTCAGCACCAGTAGTTTCATCTAATGAATTAGATGCTCTAACATCTATCTTGTGTACATCGAACATATAATCTTCAAGTTCATTCATAGTTGCTTCATCATGTAAAATTAAGTATCTATATAATCGTGTATCTTTTAAACTCTCAGTTAAAGCAGCATCAAGTTGAGTAAGCATATCCATCTTAGAACCATTTTGCCCAGGAGTACTACGCCAACCACGATACATACTTCTACCATGTTTTAATGAACGCTCATTACGATTTATATAAACTCTGTTATATCCATATTTAGTAATTCTCTTATCAAATGTATCACCAGGGCCGTTTGCTTCCCAGATTAAATAAGCATTACCTAACCACTTACAAGTTGCTATAGCCAATTCAGCAAAATCAGAAACATCAATATAAGGATTAGCATAAAGACCAAGTATTTCTTGGGTATTAACATTGCATACAGCCAATACTGAGTTGGAAGCACCTGTACCACGACTAATATCACAAGCCACGATATAATTATGAGTAATATCAGGTTTAAAATTACCATCTAATTTACCCCACCAATAGAATAATTTTTCTGGTGTTATAGTTGTAAACTGTATATTAGTTACTTTATTTTTTATAATATCAAATTTCAGTTGACCTTTATATTGTGGTCTTACCAAATATGTTGATCTAAGTCTATGAACTATCTCTGGATTAAAGAACATATCAGCAGAACCTTGAGGAACCCGTAAGATATTTTGAGCTATATCCATCTTGGATTGTGACCGTATTTCCTCAGCATCAAACCATATACTTCTATCTCTACCAAAGTTCAGTTCTCCACCATCGGCCACAAAATGAATATCATATTCTCTTAACTCTTCTTTTATTGGATCAACTGCTATAAGTTGCATGGATTCAATATTATTAAATAAGTTACAACGTTTTCTATAATAATCAATATCTTTGATTTGAATTATACCAGCAGAAGGAGAACAATACAATCCTTGATTTTTCTCAGGGTTATCCTCAAAACCAAGAGTTACTACTTCAATCTTATTACTTCTAAGCAATTTTGCATAAGGATGTCCTGCACCCCACTTAAAATGTGTAGAATTATAAATACAACATTTGGATGTTTCACGAATATTATCAATTATATTTTGAGCTATTTGAGGTTCAATACGAGCCACTTCATCTACTAATACAGATACAGCCCTATTACCAGCACCAAAACTTTCATTAGTTGCCTCACCTTCTATCATAGCCCCATTATCTAAATTTTGTAGAAACTTATGTTTCTTCATAAAATTAATTTTTACCCATGCTGGTAAAGTATTAATAGCATAAAGTATTTTATGAAACAAACATTGATGTGGCCCAACAATAATTCCTTCTTTAATCTCCACTGATTGATCTACCAAATCCTCTTTTCTGGAACCAACAAGGAAAGATGTTAATGGACTTAACCACCAATACAATGTATACATTTTACATATTATTTCTGTTGCACCTTCTTTACGACTTTTATCTGCTACTAAATCATGTTGACTATCAATAGCATCTTTTATTCTATCTACAAATAAAACCTGTTTAGGCTCTCTAAGAATAAATGGTCTATTTCTATATCCTGGTAAACTATCTGCATCATAAACCCAAAAAGCAGAATTAAATGCAATTTGTGGTTTTGCAAAACACATCTCTAAATATACTTTTTGTGCATCTTTATCTGTAGCAAGATAGGAATGAAGCTCCTGTCGCTTCTCTATATTTTCCTTTAAGTCTTTTGGAAAGGCTTTTAAGAATAATTCTGGAGTATCTACAGTACTAAACTTCATGTGATTCTATAACTTTATTTGGACTATCACTAAAGATACGACCGGCTAAACGCTCTATCTGCTCATTTACAATTTTACCATCAATAGTAACATTAAGAGTTTTATTATCAACTTCTAAAGTATGTTTGCTACGCCAATCATCACTACCTAATTGTCTATCAATATTACATAATATAAACATTAAAAGATTATGATTAGCCGGTTGTTTATTCTTAAATGTAGTAGTTTCAGTTTTTACGAGATTCCCTTCAGCATCATGAATAGTTTTAGTCTTAGAGGTTTCATAATCATATCCAGCAGCCTCTAATAATCCCTTAGCTATAAGTCTTTTCAACTGTCCAGATTTACCCTCCGTATAAGCAGCAGCAAACTCTGGATATTTTGTTCTCCAGTTATCTATAGTATCTGAACAAACGCCAAGAAGATAACCTAATGATTTTCTAGTAAAACCAGCAGCAATTAACCTTGAGGCCATTTCAGCATATTCAGGTTTATACTGACTTAATGGATGTATTTTAACTGGCTCTACAGTTTCTACTTCAATCTTAGTAGAAGTTAAATCTGGTTTATTTTTCTTGGCCATAATATAATATTCTGAATAAGCAAATATCTGTGTACATGGCAAGCCACAGTTTTATGGGCACTACTCACACCAGTCTTTTGCTTACCCATTTAATAAACCCCTATTCATAGTTATTCTCCCATGAATTAAGAGTTAATAGACCTTGCTACTAATCCTACGTATTTAATCATTAAATACTAACAGTAGTAGTAAAACTAATGATTATAACGATTATATCAATTATAGTAATTATACTATTTATACTAATGTTAAGTAATTATATAATATACTAATATATTTAATAATCATTATAATCTATATATTACATTACTTAATCGGCATACTTCCATATATGCCTCTATATATATATGACCAAAAAAGCCAAAATTCTGAAATTTTTATAGAATGGCGGATTTTAGTGATATTATAATAGAGAGTGTAATTTGTAAACTACACTTGACATAAATAGAATATGTGTTATAATTACTATAGAAAGGTAGATTATGGAAACTAATGATATGATAATTAAGTTATTAACAAAGATTTGTCCAGGGCCAATAGGTCGAGGATTAACAATACAAAAAGCAGCTAAAGAACTAAACATTACTCATCGTACAGCAAGGTATGAATTGGAAAAATTTAAGAAAGATTATCCTCAAGCATGGGAGGAATTTGAGAAATTAAGGAATATAGCAAAACAAGATAGGTATAAGTTAAGATGGAAAGAACATCCTGATCGGCAATTAAAATTAAAATTATTTAGCGAATTATTAGGAGAAACTAAATCTAAAGGTAATGATAATATTGATTATAACGATTATGATGATTATATTAATTATAAGCAGACCTTTTAAGGTCAGATAACTTTTAGTTAGGAGAAGTTCTAATGAATAATCAAAATGGTAATTTATTAAATAAATTAGTTATATGCCCTTATTGTGGTTGTGATGCTTGGTTCATTAGAGCTAATCATGTACAATGTTTTGTATGTAGAGCATTATTTGCACCAAAGGATATTATTGCTAAGAAGAATGTATATAGTATTAATATGAATTTAAGATTTCTTAAAGATGTTAGTGATTTTAAAGATCATCTGGAAGAAGAATGAAATGGTATTATTATATAATTTGTTGGTTAACTATAAAACTAATATTAGATATTATTACTTTATTAATATTAATGTTTAAATTTTTAAAGAATGGAAATTAACTATGGAAAATTATATTTATGGTATAGTTTGTATATTATTATTAATTGGTTGTGTATGGTTTATTATTGAAGGATTAAGACAAACTGAGGATAAAAGTAGAAAGTACTATTGGGCAAAAA